CTATTGCAGGTTTTTTAATTCTAGTATTTTATCTCTTATTGACTTTGTTTTTTTTGGTGTTTCATGCTTTTGAAATAAACCACGTTGTTCAAAGTCATGAAGATTAGCATGAATAATTTCTCTGATTGGTAGGGTGATGTAAAACTTTTCTAAATCTTTATTAGGAGTACTTTTATTTTCTTTCTTGGGGGCAGATTTAGGTTTGGGGTAAGCTTCATTTTCAGCTTTTCGCTTAGCCTCTAGTTTAACTCTTGCTTCTTTTAATTCTGTAAATACAGGTTGATAATGTGTAACTAGCTCTAGTCTTTGTTCATCTTTACATCGATATCCGCTTTTAAGAGGTAATACAATTATGTCGTTTATGTGATTCGCGCCTTCAATAATTACTCCTATATACACTTTTCCATTGGACATAGTAAATGCTACAGGTAAACCAGTTTCCCAACTCTTAAAAGTTATAGAGGTGAACTCAGGGGAGTCGTCTGTATTGGCTATTTTTTTATAGGTATAACGACGAATTAAGGACTCACTTTCACCTGATAGCCAAGCAGGATACCAGATTAAAAATTTAGGTAAGAGTATTGCAAATAATAGGGCTATTATGGAAATCTGTATAATATGAATGTAAAAAAGGGGGACGTACATATTAGGTAAAACATCGTTCACAGCATGAATAAGTATAGATGTTATTGATAAATGCCAGAGCCCTGCATTTGACCAAAGCGTGAGAAGCCAAAATATAATAAATGAAAATATGAACAGGCCGCCACCAAAGCTAGCTGAATTTAGAAAGGTATGATATCCACTCGACTTACTAAATTTTAAAGTTGTAACATGGAAGGTTTTGCAAAAAATGTAACCTGTGACACTCATTAGTAAAATGAGTAATATGGTGGGTTTGATCATAAAAATCCTTTTATGCAGACACAAAAAAAGAGCTAACCAGCTCTTTTTTCTTCATTTTGTATCGAGTCTATTTGATTCTTCATAACGTTACTTATTATGAGGGAATCAAGGTCAATTTTGAATGAATTATTACTGCTAACAATAAACTTAATTTCTTCTTTGCCGCTTTCTTCAATACCAGGGGCAAGAGTACGTATGAGCTTATTTTTTAATTTATTCCACATAAAGCCTCCTTAGTAAGATGCTAACAATGGACTTACATGTTTATACAAATATACATTTGTTTAAACGTTTACCGTGTAAATAAATATAACTGACGGGGTCGTCACTCACAACAAAATTGTTGTTTTGAATTGCCGTGAATTGCCTTGAATCGCCGCGAATCGCGATAAATGCTGGTTTTGCGCGCTATATAATATTTTGTTATATGTGCCACGAAAAATTAAAAATAACAGTAAAAACTGAGATTGAGGGCGTCTGCATGAACTGCCATACTTTCACTGTTATCCAATGTTTTTCCATATTTATGTCATTTAGTTGTGCTCTATCTTGTTGAAGGGTTGAGCAGTGTTTAGTATTCGACAACTTCTACTTGGAGCATAGCTTTAACTTGGGAGGTGAACTAGTTCTGACTCAGGAAAGTATACTCTCTGTATTTCTAGATACATTTCATTGATTTCCTGTCTAAACTTTTTAAAGTCAGTTGCGATATCATCATTCTGATAAGTTGCTAGAGCCATAGCATAGTCATTAATTTCTTTTCTATTAACTCTAATGATACTAGCCATTACAAGCATTTTTTCTTTTGCTTGATCCATTTCTAAATAAAAACTTTCTTGGCTCTTTTTAAACAATTCAAGCTCCTTTTTTTTATTATCTAAATTTGGCAGGATTAATTTTCTTCCTTCAACATTCATCGACAATTGCATCGCTATGATTTTTTTTAGCTCTCGCTTGAGTTTTACTGCTTTTTGGGTCGATGAAACTGTACTTGCTTTTAGTAGAAAATATTGGTGAAAAGCTTTGCTAAATTCAGTATGGTTTTCTAGATCTTTCTGTTTTATCCATTGGTTTCTAGTTGTGAGTGCAATAACAAAAATACCAATAGTACATAGAGCAACAATCCAGTCCGCCATTGGCTGATTCTTGAAACTGATAATTAAACTAACATGGGGGACATTCAGGCCAGTAATGACCCCAGCTATGAAGACAAGAAATATAACCTTAAAATAAAACCAGTTACTACGGTTAAAGAAAAAACCTTTTATTTTATTCATCATCACCGCCAAAAAGAGAACCTTTATTTACAAGTATCTTATAAACCTTCCCCATAATTTGTCCTTAACCTATAAAGACTTACCCGTAAATATTACTTTCCCAACTAATGTGCAATTACCATTAATCGGTATTAATTGATCAGGCCAGTTGGGGTTGGCGGCTTTGAGGAACTTTTGATTGCCTTCGATGATCAGCTGTTTGAAAGTGGCTTGGTTATTGTCATCTAAGCGGGCAACAACATACGAACCATGGATGCATTCTGCTTCAGGGTCAACAAAGATTAAATCACCATCATTAAACTTTGGCTCCATGCTAATACCTTGCACGCGGAGTACAAACGAACGTTCACTGCAATTTACAGGGCATAAAAACCTTTCAGCATCGAGCGGGTTCACCTCAGAAATATCCGACCAAGCGCCAGCTTGAACCCAACTAATTAGTGGTAAGTGGTGCTTAGCTACAGATGTAGAAGACGCATTATCTATCTCTCCAATACCAAATTGTAGATATTCAGGTGTGCATTTTAACGCTCGTGCTAGGGATTCAATATTACGTGGGTTCTTGGTCTCACCCTTTTCCAGTTTTTGAATTGAATTTTGTGCGACACCAACCAATTCTGCTAATTGATATTGTGTAAGATTTAAAGCTTTCCTTAGCTTTTTCACGCGGTTTGCAATATCCATATAATCTCCGAAAGTTGTTATTTTTGAACACATAATCTGTGTAATGAGAAGATTATCACAACTTTTAGTTGTTTTGGTCAAATCTCTATTATTGGTTTTATTTCTGTTCAAACAACCAAAAGTGGTTTACAAACCAATAAAAGAGATCTTATTATATATAAAAAGTGGTTAGCAGCTATTGGAGATTAAAATGTCAGCCATAAAAAAAGCAGTTGAAATAATTGGTGGGCAAACCAAGCTCGCTAATACTTTAGGAACAAAACAATCCGTTGTATTTCATTGGATTAGCCGTCATGGGCAAGCCCCTGCTAAATACATTCCACGCATTTCAGAATTAACACATGGCCAAGTATCGGTAGACGACTTACTGGCTGATCACCAAAAAAGCAGCAAGGACGATGCAGCATGAACATGACCTTTGCGTTACTTGCGCGCTACAACACACCCGTTGTAAGGCTCAAAGACATTTGTGTCGAGCATTTAGGCATTCAGCCTAAAACTGCTGAGCAAAAGGCAAAAGCCGCGCAACTGCCATTTCCAACATTTAAAGCAATTGATTCGGAGCGGTCACCTACGCTGGTAAACGTGAGTGATTTAGGTGAGTACCTGCAAACACAATACGAAAAAGGCCGCGCTGAGTGGCAAAGTGTAAACAACTAGGAGCAATGACCATGGCAAATGCACTTGCTAAATCGACCATTACTGAAAAACCTACACAACTGAAATCAGTAGAAGAGCGCAAATTACCAAAAGGCCTTGCTGAAATTAAAGCATTGATGGGTGATACAAAGCGCACACCTGGTTATCTATTTGATGCGGTTTTAACTGAACAACAACGCAAGGTTGTTTGTTTTGCTGCTGGGCTTAAGAAACGTCATGTAGAAATGAGCTTTTATAAGTTTGATATTCAAGAGCGCAAAGCGGTTCACAAAGCAATTTTGAGTTTACAAAGTATTGTTGCCACGTTCGATGATGCCAATGTGCTCATGCCTGAAAAATTTGAACGTACTCAGCCTAAGTTTGATGTAATTCCGCATTTGATTGCAGAGCAAAACACTAATACTCAGAAACATTAAGGACTGATTATGAGCTCAACAAATCGCGGAACTGTGCGCAATGCGGATGATTACTATGTAACACCACATTGGCTAATTGAAAATTTTCTAGCTGCCTTTGCTGAAAATAACATTTTGCTTTGTTCACCAGATGAATACCCAAGAGTACTCGACCCGAGTGCTGGCGGTTGTGAAAAATACCCAATGAGCTACCCAACCGTTTTAGAAGAACACGGCTTTAATGTTACTAGCTGGGATATTCGTGCTGACTCACGCGCTGATGTAATTAACTTTGATTTTTTAGGAACTGTGGTGTTAAACCATCATTACGACATGATCATCACAAACCCACCATTTAAATTAGCGCAAGAGTTTACAGAGCATGCACTGAAAATGGTGCGTGACGGCGGTTTAGTGATTATGCTGCAACGCTTAAATTGGCTTGGTAGCCAAAAACGTAAACCAATGTGGCAACGCTTACCGCTTGCAGCCGTTTATGTTCACAGTAAGCGACCAGGTTTTAATCCTGAAAAACCAAGTCAAACCGACTCTACTGAATACGCCCACTTTGTATTTTGCAAAGGCTATCCAGCCGCAGCAGAAATATTCGTAATTTAACCAAATCCAACCCCCAAAGGACGACTAAAAATGACCACTATCAAAGACCAAGATCTATCTAAAAATCAGCGTTTAGTAGACAACATCGTATTACATGCCATTGACCAAGTTAATTTTACGGTAAGGAACTTAGGTAAGCGCCCATCGTTCGCTATGTTGATGGAGTGTGAAAACTGCCTAATTGATTTTATGCCAGTGATTAAGCTTATTGTTGATGACTACCCTGAGTATGCGCATGTTTATGACAAAATGGCGAGCGTACTAGAGGCGGTTCAAGTTCATGACGATCTAAGCTTGATTGAGTTTGCATAGCGATGCTAAACAATCAACCTCTTGATTTAGAAACCCTTAGACTATCGAGCATAGCTAAGGGTTTAATTTCTTCTATTAGCGATATCGACAACCACAACTATCTGGCGCGTGGCTTACAAAGTGTGCCTGTACCACTACAAAGCCGAATAGCACGTAAATACATTGATCGATATAACCAAAAGAAAGCGGGGAGTGAGTACCGTGCTAATACATGGTTGCGCCGTACTATAAACCGATTAAAACCACGCTTCGGCGTGTTGTTCAGTATTACTCAAAATATGCCATTACCGTGGCATATTTTAAGTAGTGTTGAGAAAACAAAAAAACATGCCGGTGACTTAGCAATTGAATGTGTGCAAATAGCGCTTGATGTGAGCGAAGAGCATCAAACGTTAGAGTATGAGCAAATACTCAGGTTTACATATGAAGCGGTAGCCGAGCATGCAAAAGCCATTGGTGTAAACGTACCATTTTACGCCATGCGTGATGATGACTTACCGAGTGAATGCTTCGAAATTGCACTTCTTAAAATGCAGTGTGATAAATGGTGGACTCGCCAACTAAAAACCCTACGCCGACAATTTATAGAGCTATTAGAAATAGCCACAGGGCAGGTGGGTAAAGACCTTTATTACGACAAAAAAAGCGAAAAGTCCAAACGCCGTGGTATTAGCCCATACTCATCAAAACAAGCGCAACGTGAATTTAGCTTTGCACAAGCAAGTGGGCGGCAGTTCCTTGAAATGATGGAGTTACAAAGCAGCGACGGGGAAGTAATAAACCTGATAGATGCTGTTAAAAGCGGTATGGCAAACCCTGCTAACCGTCGTAATGAGCTAATGCTACGCATACGCGAAACCGAAGAACTAGCCGACGAAATGGGCTACACAGGTGTATTTTATACCATTACATGCCCTGCGCGTTTTCATGCCAATGCAAGTACGTGGGACGGTTCAACCCCTAAGGATGCGCAAAACTACCTAACCCGCACTTGGGCTCGCGCCCGTTCTAAACTAAACCGTCGTGACCTTAAATATTTTGGTTTGCGCGTAGTTGAGCCACACGCCGACGGATGCCCTCACTGGCACATGATGCTATTTATGCCAAAAAACAAGCTTCAAGAAATTAACGCTATTTTGCGTTGGTACTTTATCCAAGAAGATAAAACCGAGCTTTATAACCGTTATGGCCCTGAGCTTACCCGCGCCAAAGTATTCAACAAATTTGTAGATATAAATACCCACGGCACGCACATCAAGACCGTTGAGGGCTGTGTTAAATATCGTGCAGGGACTGAGAAAAGCCGCTTATTTAAACTTTACAAAGAACAGCGCAGTAATTGGGGCTATGCCAAAAAGAAAGCGAATGAAGTGGCGATACAGCGAAACAAAGAAGAAGCCGAAAAAGTTAAAGGTACGAACAAAGAGCCTAAAAAAATCAAAGCCAAAAACCACAAAGAACCGACTAAATTTTATCGCACATTTAGTCCACGCTTTGACGCTGTAAAGCTGGACAAAAGCAAGGGCAGTGCAGCCAGCTACATTGCGAAATACATCAGTAAAAATATTGATGGTTATATGCTTGGTGAGCATGTTGATGCTGACACTGGCGAAAATCTGCAAGAACAAGCAAACCCAGTTTTAGCCTGGGCAAGTACGTGGAATATTCGCCAGTTTCAGTTTCAAGGTTCGCCAAGCGTCACCGTTTACCGTGAATTACGCCGCATGCGTACAGCACTTGATGACGACGAGTTTGAGCCAATCCGCCAAGCTGCGGATGCTGCAAACTGGAAAGAATATGTAAAATTACAAGGCGGTATGTGTATAGGCCGCGATGCAAACTTTAAAACCCATTACGAAGAAACCCCGCAAGGCAGTGACTACGCTGAATTGGTTAAGCGCATTAGAGGCGTTTACCGCACTATGACAAATAACCCGCTCATAACCCGCCTGGTCCAGTGGAAAAGACAACTCAAAGGTACAGCTGAGAAAGCCTCAGCTAAAGACACCACCAACGTCGGCGCAGCCGACCTATCTTGGACTAGTGGTAATAACTGTACGCCCATAGCCACGGGCTCTAGGGACGAGTTGTTACTTGATATGGTGGGCTTTGACAAAAAAGAGATCGAGCAGGTTAAAAAGGATCTAATTTCGGGTAAAAGGATCAGGCGAAACGACCAAATTTATCAAATACGTAATGGTCAATTGCAGGTTCTGGACGAAGCCGAACAACAAAAACATGAAAAACGACTCGCTATTGAATATCGAGCGAAAACACTCGCCCAAAAATCGGGTAGTTGGCATGTAACAGATGCACATAGACAACAAGCAAAAGAGTTAATAGAGCTTGCATACACATATGCTGAGCACGATGGAAGAACGTCACTATTAAACTCCAAGCTTAAGAAAGGTCACGCTGACGCAATTGGTGATCTTGATTTAGCTAGACTCGTTCTAGCTGGTGAAGCAACACCTGTCAGTGACAATGACTGGTGGGTATTAGACTTAATGGCGTAGGAGATATTATGAATACTCAAAAAGCAGCAGAGAAAATGCTAGAAACAGGGGAATTTTATACCGCACTTGAGATCGGTAGAGAATTTGGGGAGTCAGCAAAACGTGGTAGTGGCTGGCTCTATAACATCCGTATGGGGTCTCGCTACGAAACAGTTGAAACCGAATTACCAAATCGACGGGTGAAAGTCGTTGCTATTGACGGCCGTAGAGTGTCTATCGACCAATTGCAGAACAAAGCTTTATTGTTTAGACGTCCGCGATTATTGATAGAGAATAGAGTCTAATTCAGGTTGAAAAAGGGCTAATGATGGTTAGCCCTAAACTATAACTACATAGTTAATAAAGAAACTACAGCAATAATTAATTGAAAATAATTAACTAAGCAACGTTCCGAAATTTCTAAGGAAAAGCTGATTTTCAACTTTTGTCCCTCCAAAATAATGCTTGGATTACTTGATGGGTATTTCAGAATGCGTTACGCTCAGATTGCAATGTCTAAGCGCTTTCTGAAATATTCAAGTAAGTGTCTTCACTAACACCATATTGACGTATGGTGTTAGTCCCTCCACCAATCACAACATTTAGTGTTATAACTCGTGTTAACAAACAAGATAGTGTGGCCTCGATCTATTTGCAAGAGACAAAAATGCCCTGTTGTGTGGATAACTACTGGATAAGCTAATTGTGTTGGTAAGCACTAACCTTTGAACAATCAATGATAATAATAGATGAATAAATCAACTGAAGATCTTGAAAATGTTCACTTTTAAAAAAAAAATTGGTTTTTTTTGTTTTTTTTATATTTTAGATGTGAAATTAAGTAATTTCAGTATGGGAAAAGTGCTTTATAGCCGATTTCGATTGATTAATAGATAGTAAAAAAGGAATACATAAGTTCGTACTGTGCTATAAACCAATCAATTCCAATTGTTCTTCACGTGGTAAGTTTTTAATCAAAGATGCGGCCAATTGTTGAGTTGTTCGATGGGGTGGGTTTAGGTAATGCTTAAATGCTAACGTACTGACAAACGTTGCCCCACAGTTTTTAACGTCAGTACATGAAATATAAAGATCAGCTACATGGGTTGATTGATTTTCTCTTGATGAAATAGTCGCTTTACTTCCACAGTTCGGACACGTTACCCGCATAGTCACACCAATATAAATAAGTCAGATGTACTGTTATTATATACAGTTGTTTGATTTGTGCCAATTGTATATTTATTGCTATTTTTTAAATAATAAAAGCACTATATTGGCTAGCTTAAAATTTAATTAAATTTTTTTTAATTATTAATTGTTTTATTTAGAAATAACCATATTAATAGTCATGACATTAAATACAAGATAAGAGGTAAAATATGTCATGTAATCATGCTGATTTAGAAAATATATTGAAATCAATTGAAAGCTTCCAAGGTAGTGGACAACGACATGTTTGTGCTGGTTGTGCATATCATTTGGGCGTATCTGATCGTGAGAATAACCGTAAGTATGATCCTGGTGCTGTAAATAGCCTGCCTGCAAGCCAAGCCGCCCCGCAAAGGCACAAAAATGCGTATGCTGCATATGACCTGGGTTTCAAAGGGGGTTCACTTTAAAATTGATATCTGCTTTTACTAGGGAGAGGTTTGCACATTCAGTTTCTAAATTTTTAAGTATTTATTAAAAGATATAAAGTGTTGTCTATAATTCACTTTATATCTTTTATTTTTTGTTTCTATAATATAAGCAACCTGTAGAGGGAGTTATATTTTATTCTAATTCAAATCTAAGCTTTAGTTTGCTGCCAATTTCAGGATCTTGTTCAACCGCATCAACTATATTTTTGATTAACGGCTTAGTTTCGTTTTTAAAATACATGGCATCGTATTTAGTCGGGTCGCCAAGACCTGCTGTGTTAGATGGAATAATGCCAGATAAGCCAGGCGGAAAACGATGAGCGTTCAGTACATCTTGTGCTGATACGTTCTTAACGTTCATAAACTCGTCTTTACTTTCAAAATTGCCGACAGGGATTATTTGTAAGCCTTTCTCTTTACCGTTGGGAATATTCACGAACAACGAGCGGAAATTTCCCACACCCTTACTATCTTGAATTTTCTCTTTGATATCGTCTTCAACTTTAGGGTCTAAATTAGGATCAGTGGCATACATGATAAAACCCATGTGTGCGCCATTGATATAGTATTTACGGCGGAATAGGGTAGCATCTTCATTTAAAAGCGTAGCTTGTAAACCGCCTAGGTAATCAGGGCAACCATATACTTGTTGAACAGGATCATATTGTTTAACCCAGATAATATCGGGGGCTTTGTATTTTCTTACTTGGCTGTTCCGTTCAAGCACCACAGCGCCACCATCCCCAGTTGCGCGGGTTCGATAACTTGGCAACGGAAATAATCGCACCGGTTGTCTAAAGCCATTGCGAATTTTAAGTAAAGCTACATCACCAAATTGCACCAGGTTTAAAAATGCGGCCTGAATTTGTTGTGCGCTCATGCCGCCAGATATGAAGCGACCAGCAGCCATATTGGCACGGCTCACAACAATGCCACCGTGTTGGGCATTGCGGCGGGTAAGGTTTGCTAATAAATGACGGTCAACGGGTGGCTCCCAATAACCATCCATATCGTTATAAAATAGCGAGTCATAATCTGTTAACCACATATCTGGCATAACTTGCTCGGGTAAGCTAAACACAACAGGCGCATGTTTGGCGTGATCAGTTTGTTGTTGATCAGGTGTTTGGTCTAATTCTGCATGGTCCATCGTGATTTTCTCTTAAATGCGTGGTTTATGGGTTCATTGATCACGGCATGACTTATTGCAAAGAATACGTCTGCATGACCTGTGGTGTTATCGCGACTAGCTTTAAATGTAATTGCACCACCTGATTCAGTGCTGGTTTTACGAATGGCTAAGCAGCTCATCGCAATGTCTTTATGTGATGCATCCCATTCAATGCGATTTGCTTCGACTAAGTCGATCATCTTGAGTACTAAGCGGGTTTTACTGGTTACGCTGTAATGAATAGCTTGGGCTTCGCGTGGGTAGAGGGTTTCTATAGAGTCGAATACACCTGCACCAATGCCTGTGGTATCAACGCCAATATAAGTTACGCGATACTTAGCGTATATTTTTTGAATTTCACTTACATGGTGTGCAAAGTTCATCCCGCGCCAATAGTGTTTTTCCAGTACGCGGAATTTCTCACCATCTTTTTTAGGTGGCGCTATCACAACTAATGTGGCGTTATCGCGGGTGCGTGAAGGGTCGTAACCTAGCCATACTTCACGGTTACCAAATGGCTGTGCTGCACTTGGTTTATGATCTTGCCAGCGAGAGGCATCGACCATACACTTTTCAAGGTCGCTGAATTTAAAAATACTGTCAGCATCATCAACAAAGATGCACATAAACAGGTTGTTAAAGTCATCGGCATTGTATTCATCGCGCAGTTCTTCAATATCAAAGAGGTCACAGCCCCCGTTTTGCGCATCAACAATGGTAACCACATAGCGCCACTGTTTATCTGGGCAAAGTCTGCCGCCATCGCGTAATTCATCAAAGCTAGGAAACTCGATTTCTTCACGTTCAGCGCGGCCTTGTCGCCAGTGATCCCCCGTCCAAAAAGTATAAGCAGGGTGTGCTTTTGTTGATGGCGTTGAAAAGTAAGTTTTGCGCCACTTTTTATGGGTTGCCATGGCACTGGCAAGTTTATTAAGTTCGTTAAACTTACCAATCCAAAAGTATTCATCTATATAAACATGGCCGTGGTAACTTTGCGCCGTTTTGCTGTTGGTACTTAAGAACCGAAGTTCTGCATCGCCATGTTTTGTGTGTAATGTAATTGGGTTACCGGTTAATTCAATTTCAAAGAATTGTTGAGCAATAGCAACGATGTAACTGCGGAAAACCTCAGCTTGTGCACGGCTGGCTGATAAGAATATTTGCGGATCACCACTTAACACAGCATCTTTAAATGCTTCACCAGCAAAGTAATACGTAGCACCAATTTGACGGCTTTTAAGGATGTTTCGAATACGTTGATGCAAGTTTGCATGCATCGTTTTTTGATAATCAAAGAGTGAGTCATACCAGGTGCCAAAGTCTTCTTCGGTCAAATGGCTTACATCATTCTTACGTTTGCGGCCTTTTTGTTTTGAATTGCCTTTACCGCTTGGTTGGTGTGTTTCTGGTTGACTATTTTGGGGCTGCGGATTTTTTGCAGCTTCTTCTTGCGCCCGTTGCTTTTTAAGCTTTACATGCTTTTCAATTAGCATGTCGAGTTCTTTAATTTGATTACCTGTCTTATCGCTAATATCAGTTAAACAAACAATGCGCCTTGCAATGGCTTCGTCGACTTCTTCTTCACGAAGTAAATCACGCCAGCTATATTTATCAGCCCAGTAATAAACGACACGGTCATTAGGCAAGTTTAATTCACTGCGAATTTCACTTGGTGTGTAATGTCGTAAATAAAGCCGCTTTGCTGCTTCGCGTATTTCCGATGAATAGGCCATTTAGATGCTAATTACCCATATATAAATTGATAACTAGCGACAGTGTATTCATTTATAATAAGCTTATAACTGACTAAAAAACCTACCTTTTCCTATAATCTCAATCTAGGAATTTCTAAAAATCAAACCGAATGAAACGCCCATTTTTTAGGGCTATGCTGCGCTTAAATATTGGTTTTAAGCTACACGGCAGCGTAATGAGTAAACAAACAGGTTGGGTAATTGCAGCAACAGAAGGCGCAACGGTAGACGGCCGTACGATTTCAAAAGAGTGGATCAATCAAATGGCCGAATCGTATTCGGTTGATGAATATACTGCGCTTATTTGGCCTGAGCATTTTCGTTCAAGTTGGGGCCCAACTGAGGGTAAAAACTGGGGCACTGTTGACGAAGTAAAAGCTGCAAAACACAAAGGTAAACTGCGCCTGTTTGTAAAAATAACCGCTAATGACTACCTACTTTCTGCAAACAAAGACGGCCAAAAGCTGTTTATGTCGATTGAGCCTAACCCCGACTATAAAAGCGAAGGTCGCTGTTATTTACAGGGGCTTGCTGTTACAGATTCGCCAGCTAGTTCTGGAACTAGCCGTTTAAAATTCTCTATTGGTGATAGTGAATCAGATCACGAATACAGCCATCTTGAAGCGCTTGAACGCAGTGATTTTGTTTTCACAAATACCGAACCTGCTAAAGACATTTCCGACGAAAAGCAAACCAAAGCGATTGGCCTGTTTGCTCAACTATTTAATTTATTTTCTACCGATCAGCAGTTAGCTGAAAAAGACGAAATTACCGAGGAAGACACCATGAAACAAGAACAGTTTGACGCCCTAATGGGCAAGTTTGACGGATTAGAAAACAAGGTGACCGACCTTGAGAGTAAATTTTCTAGCCAATCAGAAGCTGAGCAAAACCAGCCAACTGAACAGTCGTCAGTTGAAGAAAGCAAAGGCGATGAAAAAACAGGCGTAACCGCTGAGCAATTCAATCAGCTAATGGAAAAGCTTGAAGGCTTTGGCAAAAAGGTCGATGGAATCGAAAACAAATTTAATGCGCTAAGCGAAGAGCAACAAGGCCAAGAGCCTGACCCAGTGAGCGGCGAAAGCATAGATCTGGTGTAAACCAGTTCTTCATTTTATTAATGCATAACAGAGCGAGATAAACATGCACTTAAATCAAACAGCTGCTGGGTTTTTACAAAAATACTCAGTGCAAGTAGCAAAATCATTTGGCGTAGAAGACGCATCACATAAGTTTGCTATTTCTGACCCAATGGAAACAAAGCTTCGTGCCGCGCTATTAGAGTCGGTCGAGTTCTTACGCATGATCACCACCATGCAGGTAGACCAAATTAAAGGCCAAGTTGTAAAAGTAGGTAACTACGGTATTGCGACAGGCCGTAAAGCGGGTGGTCGCTTTACATCAGAGCAAGGCGTTGATGGTCATACTTATGAATTGGTTGAAACAGATTCATGCTCAGCGACTACATGGGCGTTGTTATCTACATGGGCTAATGCCGGTAACTTAAACGAGTTCATGAAGCTGATTAACCAAAATGCCACGCTGCGTTTTGCACTCGATATGCTGCGCGTTGGTTTCAACGGTGTATCAGCTGAAGCGACAACAGACCCAGTAGCAAACCCAAATGGTGAAGATGTAAACAAAGGTTGGCATCAAATCGTTAAAGAAAAAGCGCCTGATCAAATCATGACAGACCCTATTTACTTTAACCCTGATGCTAGTGCTGAGCTGAAAGATGGTGAGTACAAAACGTTAGATGCTATCGCGACTGAGCTTAAAAACACCTTTATTCACCCATCATTACGTAATGACCCGCGTTTAGTTGTGTTAGTTGGCTCAGACCTAACAGCCACAGCACAAACCAAAATGATGAACCAAGCAGACAAGCCAAGCGAAAAAGTAGCCGCACAGCAAATGGATAAAAACATTGGTGGTATGCGCGCTTACACGCCACCGTTCTTCCCTGGTAAACGCATTGCAGTAACCATTTTGAGCAACTTGCATATCTATACACAAAAAGGCACTGCACACCGCAAAGCAAAAGATGAAGAAGACCGTAAGCAGTTTGAAAACTCGTACTGGCGTAACGAAGGATACGCAATTGAAGAGTTTGAAGTGTACGCAGCAGTTGACGAAGCAGCTATGAATATTGGTCCAGCTCCAGCTGCTTAATCATTAATTAAAACCTGTTGCTAGGCCATTAACCGCCTAGCAACTCATACCAATTAAAAGTAGGTAAATGCCATGAGTGCCATTGCTGATTTTAAAAAACGTCGCCTTGCTGCAAAAGCTAAAGGCGAAACCAAAGCTACAACGGATAAAGCACAAATTACCATTACTCAAGATAACACAGCTCTTAAATTGCTAGCGAAGTTACTGGGTTGCGATGAGTCAAAAGCGATTGAAACCGCTCAAGAATATGTTGATCAGAACATCACATTTTTTGACAAGGGTTTTGACCCTGCTAGCGGTGAAGAAAAAACAGTGTTTGCCGAAGTAACACTTGATGATGAAAACAATGTTGAAAGCGTTGAAGTAAAACATGTTGAAACCGCAACCGACGAGCGTAACTCGAGTATAGCTAATGCCGACGATACTGCAGAGTCATTAGCCGACAGTGCAGAGCAAGCAAATAGTGCGGCTAGCAATATTGAAAGTGCCGCAGATAAAGCCAGCGATGCAGCAAGCGACCTTGCTTATAGCGCCGATGATATTAACCAAGCTAACAGCGAGTTAAAGGAAACGGTTGACGAGTTAAAAAAGCCGTCGGGGGAGCCAAAATCCTCCAATTCAAAGAGCAAAACGCAGCAAAAAAACAACTCGAAAAAGTAAGCGTATCGGGCAGTGGTGAATATGCACCTAGCCTGCATCTACAGCTAATTGAATTAGACGAAGACTTAAAACGACTAAAAGGCTTTGCGCGCCGAGCTGACAAGATAGCTCATAAACGCGATGTATTACTGCCTAAGTGGTTACCCATAGTTGAAGACTACTTAACGAAAGAAGGCAAACAAAATGAAGACAACCCGATTTTCTCGTATTGCACTGTATGGCTGTTTGATGTCGGCAATCTCAGTCGTGGCATTGAGCTTGGACTACGCGCCATTGAGCTTAACCAGCCCATGGCTAAAAGTATTCGCCGCCAGTGGCCTGGTTTTATTGCCGACACTGTTTTTGATTGGGCACAAACGCAAGCAGAGAAAGGCAACAGCATTGAGCCTTACTTCGGGCAAGTGTTCAAGCTTGTTGCGGATCATTGGAAATTACCAGAGCCAGTTACGTCTAAATATTACAAGTTTGCAGGCCTTGCGTTATTACGCACGAAAAATGGCGAAATTACGCCGTCGCACGTTGGCGACTTGCAGCGCTTACAACAAGCCGATGGCTATTTAGCTAAAGCGCAGGACCTGCATAAGCATGCACAAGTTAAAACTGTAAGAAACAAAATTGCAATGAGAATAAGAGCGCTTGCAGAGTTAAACGTTCAGTAAGTAAACCGACTCTAAACCCTCCAGTGCATTAGCTGAGTGTTTTAAAAGGCGACTTTTAAATAATCACTATGACGCTAACTGCACTGAACCCAAATTAATAGGTATGCGGTATGTCATTTGGATATGAAGCAACAGCACAAAACAGCATTGAAATAGATGCTGATAGCGGCTGGCCAGCACTAAGTACTGGCGAGTTTCGTGATCATCGTCGCATACCTGAATTTTATGAAGAAACAGTGATAGCTGATTCACTAAACCGCAGCGCATTAGAAGTACAGCAGCAGCTAAGCAACTATTTCATGAAACAAGCCGACACGGACGTCACTTTTACGCTTGTTAACGGCGTGCCGAATTTTAACGATAAACAGCAAAGCGTTTACCGTGGCGCCGTGTATGCCCGTTCTCATGCAGATTTAATGGGGTACTTTTCAGCGGTTGACCAAAAAGAGTCAGGCAACAATAAAGCGGATAGTGTTGAACAACAAGATGCCATATTAGCGCAATCTAACCGCAGCATTCGTTTATTGCTTGGCCTTGGGCGTGCAGGAGTTCACGCATTATGAGCCAAACAATTACGCAATTGCAGCAACTAACCGACTTTTTAAATACAAGTTTAAAAGGTGCGATTCACACTAATAACATCGATGCATGGCAAGAGCGTGGCACGTTAATTATAACTGCTGATGACAAAGGCTTGGGAGGTTACTTGGTTGCTAAGTGGAAACATATTGGCGTAATTGTAATTGAAAAGTTTCCGCACAGAAGGATAAACCCATACAACTTACTGGCTTTGATCGCTGCCTTTTTAATCGATAGTAACTGGCCACGCGATGAATATGAGCTAGATGATCCTGAAATAGATATTGATGTAGTGAGTAAAGATAACGCCACTATCCTGATTGAAGTGCAACTACTTGATGACATAGAGCTAATTCAAGACGACAAAGGCCCCATTTTATTCTATGGAGAGCGTTATCGAGTATCACTTGTGCCAATTAGTATCGCCGAAGATGTAGACGTAAACATTAAGGGGCAATCATGAGTTTAGTGATCACTCCTAATAGCAAACAAGCGTTGAGTGCTAAACAGCAGTTCCAGTTATTGGCGTTACCACCGGCTAAGCGCATTAGGCTTTTAAAAGCGTTAGGCCGATACGAGCGCAATCTTGCCCGTCGTCATATACGCACACAAACGACCATACAAGGGAAAAAGTTTGAAGGCCGCGCCGATGGTAAAAAAACAAAAATGCTTAAGCGCATGGGGAAAACATTAGAACCCTATGTCAAAGCCAGTAAGCGTTTAGAGCTTAAACATAAAAATGTGCTAACAGGGCGCATTGCAGCATTACACCAAGAGGGCGGCAGCGAGCGCATGACTGCCAGCAGAATGGCAAGGATACATGGTAAGCCAGATTACAAAGCACCATGCACACGCAGCCAAGCAAAAGCATTATCGGCTGAGGGCTACAAAGTACGCAGAGCTAAAGGTAAAAGTTATCGCCGTGCAACGATTAAAGAAATTATGGAAAACGTTAACCATGGCAAAGCCACATTAGTGTTAAGCAAATTACGCGGTAATAAACGCCGTAAAAGCTGGGCAATACCTGTAAAAGCGCGGCCATTTTTAGGTGATACGACGGCTAATGTGCAGCGTGAACTGGCAACACTTTTAAACCAACTCAATAAACGAGGATAAACAGATGTCACTAGGTAAAGTGCAAGTTAATAATTTGAATTTAGGGCAAGGTGACATTAGCGGTGTTGAACGACACTTCTTGTTTGTTGGCCGTGCCGGTTCAGTGGATGAAGAGAGCCAACTATTTAGTGTTGGTGCACAAACAGATCTTGAAGAATCATTCGAAGATAGCCCATTGCGCGACATTCTTATTGCCGCTCAACGTAACGCAGGCAAAAACTGGACAGCAGCAGTTTATCCGCTTGCCGATGGTGAGGACCTATTTGAAGCGATTGACCGCGCAAACGAGGTACAAAGCTTTGAAATGGTGGTGGTGTGTGACGAACAGAACACCAGCGCAGGTCTTACAGGTATTCATGGCCACCTAATATCACTACAAGCCAAATTAGGCCGCTTTGTTTCTTGCTTAGTTGCGTTACCAGGTATTGATGTAGCAACACAAACATGGGCAGCGTATGAAGCCGCAACTATTGCTATTCAAGATGGTATTGCTGCGCACTTAGTTGTGCCAGTGCCACAGCTACACGGCAATAATGTGGGTGTATTAGCTGGCAGATTATGTGACCACAGCGTAAGCATTGCAGATAGCCCAATGCGTGTGGCAACAGGCAGTGTGTTAGGTCTAGGTGATGCACCAGTTGATATGGACGGAGAGCCGCTATCACTCGCCACACTAGAAACATTAGCAAATGCCCGTATGAGCGTCCCGCAGTGGTACAACGATTTCGAGGGGGTTTATTGGAGTGATGCACAAACACTCGACGCTGAGGGCGGAGACTATCAGTATCTTGAACACTTACGGCCTACTCATAAAGCCAGTCGAGAAGTACGTATACTTGCTATTCGTCGCATTGGTAATCGCACACTTAATTCAACACCTAACAGCATTGAGTTAAACAAGGGCTATTTTGCTAAACCGCTTCGTGCAATGAGCAAAAGCACCACTATCAATGGAACACAGTTCCCTGGTGAAATTCAGCCACCAGTTGAAGGGGATATAACCATTGTTTGGACTAACAATAAAAGCGTAGTTATTTATCTGGTTGTTCGCCCTTATAACAGCCCGAAAGAAATCACCGTCAACATCATGCTTGATTTAAGCAGCAACTAGGAGCACTAACCATGCGTTTATCTGGAATGAATTTTAACGTGAACTTGGGTGACATCATGGTCCAAGTTGACACGGCATCACTGGCTATTACCGACAATAGCGCTCCAAGCCAAACAGGTGGTGTGCCCGATGGGTGGGTTGATGGTGATGTTTCTGCCAGTGGCGAGTTATCGGTTAACGCCAGTAACTTTGCGCTTATATCGGATGCGGCAAAAACTGCCGGAGCTTGGCGTTCTATGGAAACCTTCGACATTATGTTTTATGCCAAAACCAGCAAAGACGAGATGAAAGTTGAAGCCTTTGGTTGCCGCATTAAGCTCAGCGATATTTTAGACATAGACAAAAAAGGCGGGCAAGCCAGCTTGTTTAAAATTCCGTTTGATGTAACAGATCCTGATTTTGTAAAAATCAACGGTGTGCCATATCTACGCCCAGAAGAAATTGAAAATATAGTGCAATAAGGCAGTTAGTAAATGGATGATCTAGACCGCCTAGTTATTGCACAGGAACGCGCTGAAAAAAGCTTTACTGATCAGCGCTTAAAAGGACTTAACAACGCCAATAAAATCAGTGCAACGGAATGCATTGATTGTGGCGACCCTATACCCAAAGCACGGCAACAAGCCATTGCAGGTGTTCAGCGCTGTGTACCGTGCCAATCGTTAAGTGAGTAGCAATATGAGCAACATCAAAGTGAATTACAGCTTTATTTCAGAACTAGAAGGCGGTGCGCAGATTGAAGGCTATGTGCCTGATGCAGCGAAGTCGAAGTCTGGGGTAACTATTGCCACCGGCTTTGACATTGGCCAGCGCTCACGCGAAGACTTAGAGCGCATGTTCCCAGCGCAACAGCAATTAATAGAAAAGTTATTACCGTATTGCGAGCAGCACGGCGAACATGCCGCAATGATGCTTAATCTAATACCGCTTAAAGTCACGCGAGATGAAGCTCTATTAATTGATGAATGCGTAAAGTGTGAGTCAATTAACCATCTAGTAGAAAAATACAACCAGCACTCAGGCACAAAGTTTGAGCAACTACCAGAAGCGATGCAAACAGTGATTGCATCAGTCGCTTTTCAATATGGTGATTTATCTAAACGCTGTCCTAACTTTTGGCGCACGGCCATAACGCAAAACACGCAAGCAATGATTGATGAGCTTGTTGATTTTGGGGATAGATATTCATCACGTCGTTGGCGTGAAGCGCGATATTTAGAGCAAGGAGTAAATTGAGCATGGAATGGCAAAAAATCGCAAATACTGTTGGTGGTATCGCTGGGGCAGTGGCTCCGTTATTAACTGGCCCTGTAGGTTTAGCGGTAAGTATAGGAAGCCAAATTGCGGGCGCATTAGGCACAGAAAACACACCAGAAGCCGTCGCTGCTGAACTAAAAAACAACCCAGATGCAGCGCTTAAGTTACAACAATGGGCACATGAAGAACGAGAGCAAATACGCCAAGCTAACATTGAGCTTCAAAAAATTGCACTTGAAGAATACAAAGCGGATTTAAATGACCGCCAAAACGCGCGAACCAACAACAAAGATCATTGGATGCCCTCAACGCTCACTATCTTGCTGTTTGTTTTGTTTTCGGCTGTTTTAGCCGCCTTGTTTTATGGCCCTGACATTGAGCGAAACCGTGACCTAATCGTGTACTTGGTGGGTAACTTATTTGTGCTATTAGCTAATGCCGCAGCCTTTTGGTTAAGTGCTACTAAAAGCTCGAACGATAAAGACAAATTAATGAACCTAATGCAAAAAGGAGCAGTTAAATGACTCAAGTAGCAACGTGGCTCATGGTCGCTATCGCGTTTATTAGCTTAGTACTCACTATATTAGTTCCGCTGCTGGTGAGCTTGTTCAATGCCCATAAAGCAACCGCAAAAGAACTAAGCGATCATAAAACCCATGTGGCCGAAACCTACGCCACAAAAACGGATTTTGACAAATTAACCGATCGAATGGAAAGCCGTATGCGAGATGGATTTGAAACCTTACAAAAATTATTAACCACTCATTCTAAGGATTAACCAATGAAACAAGTAATTACATTAACAATCGCCGCTGTTGATTTTAAATTTAACATGACAGTGCAAGATCATAGCGACTTTGTGGACTCTGTAGCGCGTGGAGGTTCAATGACTGCGGCGTCGCACAATATGGTAATACGCACTATTGATGAAACACAAAAGGAAGAGCTTAAAAAGGTACTTGAAAAATCGCCAGGCTCTGAGCTTCAAATTGCGTCAGCACTCAAAGCTGAGTTTTCGCCAGTGTTGGAAATTACCGTAAAAAAATAAGCGGGCTGATTGATTCGATTGATTCTAATCAGCTTGAACAGCTATTCATTTTGCGACGCCATTTATTACCACATGAAAATGATGATGAACAAAGTTTAGCCCGCGCTGGTTGGTTGTATAAAAACCAGCGTGAGAACCTAGAAAACGTAATAACCAATGCAGTATGTAAAGCCTTCGGGGGTAAGTAAATGAGTTTACCGCAACAATTAATGTTTACTGTTGGCCTTATTGACCAAATAACCAAGCCTATTGCCAAAATAAGCAAGGGGTTAAACGGGTTAACTAACGACTACCAAGCAGGCACCATGAAAATGGCGTCAGGTGTTGCGGGTATTGCTGCAAGTGGTTATGCACTTCAAAACGCATTAATGCCAGCTATTGAAATGGATCGTGCTTTAGGCGAGGTTAAATCGCTGGGTGTACGTGAATCTGCTTTAAAGCAATTAAGTGATTCATCTTACGAATTTGCGCTGAAGTACGGTAAATCATCGACTGAGTTTGTTAAATCAAGTTACGACATACAAAGCGCGATTTCAGGTCTTAATGATGCAGATTTATCAGCGTTCACGTTATCAAGCAATGTGTTAGCCGCTGCGACTAAATCAGATGCCGGTACTATTACAAATTACATGGGCACCATGTATGGCATTTTCAAAAACCAAGCAAATGCTATGGGGAAAAGCGAGTGGGTCGAACAGCTAACAGGTATGACGGCTACAGCTGTACAGGCATTTAAAACGACGGGCACCGAAATGTCGGGCGCGTTTACTGCAATTGGTGCGCAAGCAACCACATCTGGCATTGCTATGAATGAACAAATGGCAATACTCGGTACATTGCAAGCCACTATGTCGGGCAGTGAGGCAGGTACAAAGTATAAGTCATTTTTAGCGGGGGTAGGCAAAGCACAAAGCGCACTTAATTTAAGCTTTACTGATAGCCAAGGTGCGATGCTACCTATCGTCGATATACTCAATAAAATTAAAGGCAAATACGGAGAAACGATTGATGTCGCTGAAAGCGACCAACTGAAAAAGGCATTTGGCTCTAATGAAGCTGTTGCAACAATAAATCTACTTATGAATGACATTGAAGGGCTCGGAAAATCGATAAACGATCTTGGAAATGTCACAGGGATGCAGCAAGCAGAAAAAATGGCCATGGATATGACAGATCAAAGCGAGCGACTAAGCCAAAGCTGGTATGTAATTCGCGCTGCATGGGGTAGTGCCATATTGCCAGCCTTTAATGACTTTGTAGGCATGATTGCTGATATGGGCACTGGGGTAGTGGCTTTTACAGAAGAGTTTCCAACGCTTACAAAATACATAGGTTATGGGGCGGTTGCATTACTAGGCTTAGTTGCCGCAGGCGGTTTGTTTACGCTAATTATGGGCGCAGGAAAAATGGCCATGGTTGCATGGGGAGCGGGCGCATTGGCGTGGGCGGGTATAAATGCCGCACTCACATCGGGTCTAAGTGCTTTAAGAGCAGTAATGTTTGCAGTAAATCTTGTTATGTATGCCAACCCAATTGGGTTAGTTATTGCTGCTGTAGTTGCAGCTGTCGCAGCTGTAAGCGCTCTGATCTATTACTGGGATGATTTGAAAGCAGCTCTTGCTGATATTGGCTGGGTAGATGTATTGCTAAAAGGGCTTGAATACGCATGGAAAGCAATAGAAGTGCTATTTGCTCCAATCTTAAGTGCGATTGAAAAAATAGCTGACTTGGCTGGTATCGAAATCGATTTTAGCTTTGAAAATATCAAAAGCACACTGGGTATTGAGGCTGTTGATTCGAGTGTTGAGCAAAGTAAAAATATACCTAAAGCGCAAGAGTCCTACACTGTACCTGAGAACGTAAAATCTCCTATACCTAACAATGTAGTTCCATTTACACAGCCAACGGTGCCACTAAGCTTACAGCCGCCGATGCGGCATGAGGTGCCTTCTTACGGTCAAACGACAGTTAATGAAAATAAGGCACCGCCATTTATACAGCCAGTTTTACCAGAGGGCGTAAAACTTCCAATGCAGCATGAACCTGAGTCTTACGAAAAAGCACTGGTTAATGTAAATAATGTGGTGCCATTCACGCCGCCAGTAATGCCTGAAAACTTTGTGTTAGAAGTCCAGCAAACTGAGCAACTTAAAAGTAAGCCACAAAGCTATAACGAGTTACCTGCACTTAAGCTTGAACGAATACAACCACAGCAAAGCATAACCAATACCCGTACTGCTAGCAGCACCGATAACAGCAAGCGTGTTTACATCGAGAACGTAACGATGAAATCGGATGATATAGCCCGTGATTTTGAAAAAATGATGGAGCTCGCTGGCTAATGATACATATAGATTTAAATGTAGTTGATCGTGACTTGTCGTTTGATGAAGTGCTAACGCCAGCGCAGCTAACTAAGTCTGATGTTATTAGCCAAGACATTAAACATCGCTTATTAGAAAGTGGACTGCCATTTAGGTTGGTAGGTCAGCGCAACATTAATAGCATCAAAATGGTGTTGACTGAAATAGAGCTTATTGTTGAGCAAGATGACCGCTTAGTGCCAGGCACAATTCAAGTATTTTATGGCGCAGATAAAAGCATAAAAGTGTTAGCGCAAACCAAAGACTACGGACAAAAGGTGGGTAATTAAATGGCTAATAAAGCACAGTTTGAACAGGTTCTTGTTGATGCGGGCATTCCCATTACTGAAGAGGAAGCAAAAAAAGCGTGGGACGAAATAGTAAAAGAGCAAGGCTTTGAAGTTAAAAATAATAGCCCATTCAGCCCGTTTTGGCGCCTAATAAAAGCTATAGCCACAAAGCCTGCTTTACAAGCTACTGACTTATTGGCGAGTAGTGTTATGCCTAATAGTTTTTTACTGTCGTCAAGTGGTGAGTGGACAGATGAACATGGCGCAGCACGAAACACACCGCGTTTAGACGCTATAAAAACCCAAGGCAATTTAAAAATCAGCAGAGTAATTAGCGATGCCGAATTAATAATTCCCAAGGGCACAATTATTAATAGCAGCCCCTTAAACGGAATTACCTATCAGCTTGAAACGCTTTATGACACGGTTTTTGAGGTAGGGGTAAGCGAGCAAAAAACGTTAGCACAAGCCCTTGTTGAAGGCGGCGCCCATAACTTAACAGGTGGTTATTTTAATCAGTTTGCAGAACCGATTGAGGGGGTAAGTGTTGTTAACGAAGAAAACTGGATAGTGCGAGCTGGTCAAGAGATCGAGAGTGACGACAATTATAAACTACGCATACGCGATAAATTTTCAACACTAGGAAACTACCACGTTGACGCTGTTTATCGCGCCATAATCAGTGAGTTCCCAGGTATATTAGCCGACAATATAGTGTTTGATAAAAACGCCCCGCGTGGACCAGGTAGTGCAACCGCTTATGTACATTTAACCGTGGGTAGTATTAGCCAAGCGGTGATTGATGCAATCAATAACCACATAGCAAGTGGCTACCATGGCACTGGCGACGATATGTTAGTGCAAGCAATACCAACACAAGCACAAAATATTGTGGCGGATTATTGGTTAAAACCAAACGTAAGTGACATTCAAAATGAGCTAAACGAGTGCATACGTGCAGCATTTAGAGAAAACGCCGCCTACGAGGTGACAACCTGTAGTGCCAACAGCCGATTTAGCTTTAGCGTGCTGGCCAGTGAGTTACACCAACAGTTCCCCTCACTTAAATCAATTAAGTTTGCAAATGATGATATTGAATCAGGTCTGTGGCTTCCTGTAATTGGCAGTTTAACCACCACATTGCGAGAAAACGCATGAGTGAACTAGATAAAATTGAGCTACCAAGCTGGTTAAGCGGTGATGATGTAAGCGCACTGGCAAAAGTAGCTCAAACATATTGGCAACGCCTCGAAAGCCAACTTTTTTGGTGGCTTGAGCAGTTAAACGATGAGCAAGCTGCACTGCCTATTTTAGATTTACTCGCGTGGGAACGTAGCGTTAACCGGTTAAACGGCGAAAGTGTAGAGCTTTATAGCTTACGTATAAAACACGCTGTAGCAAATAGTGAAGATGCTGGATCTGATATTGGCATGGAACGAATTTTCAAACGCCTTGGTTTTGGCTTCATAACTGTAAATGCTCGTCCACCTGGGTTTGATTGGGACATGGTTGAGATTGCCATGCTTGAAGAGCAATTTCGCGATAGAGAGCCACTAGTTAGTGAAGTCATAAAGCAATATGGGCGCACTTGTAGACGTTATTTCTTAAGTGCTATGTCGGTAATTAGCACAACCGATGCGATTGCGCTTGTTGAATTTGATAAAGAGGTGATTGGATGAGTCAATTACAAATAACAAATGCGGGTTTAGATTACCGTAACGCTGTGTTTGCAGGTGATGAAGTACAAAACATAACGCACTTTGTGTTTGCCAATATTAGCGGCCAAGACGAAAGTGCACCGATTGATCCTGATACCACAATTCCTGAAAACATTGTGCACAGTCAGACTGTTAATGCAGTGTCAAGAGTCGATGGTAACGCCGTTGTAATCAGCACGGTTATGGGCTACGAGGTTGGAGACTTTGAATATAACTGGTTTGGCGTAATTGCGACTAAAGCAAACAATGATCAGGTACTTATTGCTGTAGTAACCACAGCACTACAAGCCAAAACAAAAACAGTGGGCAATGTGGTAGGTAACCACAGTGTTAAAAGTGTCGTTTGGCGTAGTCAAAATATAGCAGATGATTTAAGCATTACTCTAAGCGCATTGCCTTGGCAAGTGCAAGAGGGCGAGTTTGTAAGCATGGCTGAATTTGAAGCCTATCAAAAATTTATTACTCAGTCTGTGCTTGAGCTAAAAAAGCGCCACAACTTAACTGACTCTGCAAACTATAACGCGCCCTTAGTTGCTGCCCTTACGGGGAACGAGTGGTTTTCAGTACGAGCCAGTAATGGCCAGCCCGTTTTAAAAACGGCAGATACTGCAAAGTACAAACGTTTAGCAGATGGCGCTATTGATACTCAAGTAACAATCGTTGCTGATGATAAAAACGAGCGTGTATTTGTGTATAACGCTGAAACAGATATGTGGGAGTTTTAAATGGATAGTATTGTTAAACAAAGAAGCGATGGATTTGATCAGGATGGTAATTTTTTAAATGGTCAAACTGAGTTATTACCTTGGCCTAAAATTACACTGCATAACTCTATTTATGACATGCAAAGCAGCAACCCGCCTTCACATTTAGTTAATGCGATACCTTCACCTTTCGGGGATGGATGTATTTATTCCCATACTAACAGCAATACAAACATTATTAGTAAGTATGATCGTAACGGTGAACTTTTATGGACGTTTGAGGCTGCAAGTCTATTACCTAATGTTGATAATGTGCACTTACTTCACTTCTACGATGATGGAGTAAATAAATGGTTGCTTGGCTCCTTAGATGTTGGCTCAAATAGTAACAAGTTATTTAGATTAAATATTGACGGTTCAGCAGGTGTTATTTCTCCATCTTATCTTCCAAACACAGGGAATGTCTTATCTATTGTCACCTTAGAAGATAACTCTATATACGCGGTTATTGCGTATGGCACTACTCGATACACTTATTTAATTGATTTTGAAACCATGCAACACGTTAATAGTGTTAGTAATGGTTTAGCTACTCATGGGACAACAAGTACAGCTCCTTTATTCAACGGTTCTGTGTCATTTGCAAGTTCAACACTGCATTCGAGTAGCTCAGGGTTTGCGTCTACTATCACAGTTAACTTTGCAATAAACCCAGACTTAACGTTTATGGAATCAAAAAACGGGAAAAGATTGATAAGAACTGAGCATGTACATGCTCTAGCCTCAATGTATACAGTACCTACGCAGCTTTCAAAAGATGTCTTTTACTGTAAGCCAAGTACCAGCAATGCGGTAACAGCATACGCAACTTATGCATACCAAGCCCGATTTTATACGCGTAAGGAATTAGAAACATGGGTTTCAAATTGTATATATGCCAGCACGGGTTTTCGAATTCCGTTAAGCAGTGAGGTTTAATTATGAAATTATTAATTAAAATAAATGCGGGGTTAGTTGAGCCGCAGTTACCAGATAATCCTGACTATTTTAAATTAAAGCAATCAGTGGTAATTGATGATGCACTGTATTTGTTAACTGATTATATTGGCTCTAAATCGCTTGTCAGTGATTACAATGTTGATGATTATCTCGCGAGCATTGCACCAGTAGAAACACAGTTAATCCCTGTCATTATCGACAATGTTGCAGGGCAACTTGGGGGCTATGTAAATAACGAAAACGAATACACGGTACCGCAATCGAGTGATGAGGTGATTGCGACAGGAAAATTAGCAATCCCTGATCGTAAATTCAAAGTGCCGTTTAAGCGCGTTGATACGGGCCGTGTTCAATTAATGCCAGCCGAAGTTAAGGGAGGCGTGTTCACATTACCGCTTAAGTTTGAAACGAATGGCGTCTGGGTTGTTAATCAAGAGCTTATAAATACGGACTATGAGCAAGATGTTTTTGAGCTAACAGAACGTAAGTTCTCTGTAATCTAAGGTGTCGTTATGCAGATTAAACTCAACTTTTTTAGTGATGGGAAAGCACAGTTATTAGAACCGTTAAACACCCAGTTTGGTGAAGTGCACCGTTTTTTTGTAACAGATGGGTTTACGTTACCATGGTTTGTCCGCTGGTTTCACAACCCGTTTGGTGATGGCTTACTTGCTGCAATATGGCACGACTTTGCATTAAAAACGGGACGCAAAAAAGCACACTATGAGTTTTTTATATTGCTTAAAGACAGTGGTGTACCAATCTGGAAAGCATATATTATGTGGTTCTTTGTGTCGCTATACGCGATGGCCAAAAGGTTATTTGCATGATCACGCTTGATGGCTGGAAAGTGCCAGGGTACGGAACAAAAATTAGTGCCGGTGTTAAAGTTGCGGGTGAAGATCTATCGGGCTATGGCTCATTTAGTTTGTCGAGTGATAACGGTGTTAAAGCAGGCGTTTTAAGTGTATCGGTTAAAATAAAACACAATGATGCTGATCAACTGGCTGAGTTAATAGCCAAAGCGAAAGCACTTGATGAAAACGGTGCACGTATTATTCGCACAGTAAACAGTACTATTGCTGAAGCTTATAAAATACGTAAAGTTAAGTTTGACGGTGAAATATCAGCAAGTGAGGACGAAACGTTAAAAATTTGGAATGTGAACTTTAAACTTGTTGAAGTTAAAAGTAAGTCTGAGCGTGAGCAGCAACAAATTGATGGTTTGGCACTTGAGAACTCAACAGGCCAAGCAACTAGCGGGCATGAAAACATTCAAAAACAATTTGAAAATGTAGAAGGCCCATAAATATGCAAACAAGTGACCGACTCACCAAAGTGCTAATAATTGGCGGTAAGCTAGTTAATAGCATTGTTGATGAAAGCGTTAAGCTTGGTTTATTTAGCACTGGCCGCGCTACATTTACTATTATTTGTGATGATGAGCCATCGGGAATTGTTGAGCTGCAAATAGGCTATAGTGCTACAAACCTAACACCGTATTTTTTAGGTGTGATTGAATCAAAGCATTTTACTAATAACCAATGGTTGATTACGTGCCGTGAGTTAATAGGCGCACTAGCGTTTTCATCTCCAATAGTAATACGTCATGCCACAGCAAAAATGGTGTTAGAAAAGCTAAGTGAATTAGGTGTTAAGTTTGTTACGCCTAATGCTGAATATATAAATAAAAAGGTGCCGTGCTTTTATCATAACGGTACGGGTATAAGCGCATTACAGCAATTGGGTAAGGTGTTTAATATTGATGAATATATTTATCAGCAGCGACCGGACGGCCAAATTTATGTGGGAAGTTGGGCAGATTCGGGCTGGGCTAAGTCAGAGGTAAGTGATTTTCCTGAACATACAATAAAAGTTAAATCATCAACAAGCGGTGAACTAATAGCAATACCAAAACTAAGACCAGGCATAAAGTTAAACGGCCGCTATATCACTGATGTTACGCTATCAGGAAATAAACAATCAATACAATGGCAAAGCAAACTTAGGGCGTAGTTATGGAAAAAGTGATAAGTAGAGTTGTTCGCCGGTTATTCCCAGAGCTAACCAATAAACTACACCTACCAACATGGGGCAGGGTTATTGCATTGCCCGAACTCCCAACAGATGAAGAAAAAACCAGTGATGCATTCTACCCACGATATGCCGCAAACATACAATTGCTAAATGAGCATGGCGAAGATGCAGACATTGAAGTATTAGAAGCTGTGCCACTTCCATTACCAGGTGCGGGCAATAATGCTGGCCGATTAGAACCGCCGGCTATTAATTCAATTGTAGAAATTGGCTTTGCCTATGGCCGAGCTGATAAACCATTCATTAGAACAGTATTACCCTTTGCTTGGGACTTACCAGCCATTAAAGAAGGCGAAGCAAGAACTCAAACCCGCGAAGGTGTTTATCAGCATATTGATGATCAAGGCAACTTTGAAAACAAAACTGATGAATCGTTAAAAGACATAATTGGGAAAATAGCAGACCTACAATGCGAAACTCGCAAAGTAATAGCAAGTAAAGAACAAGAACACCGTAGCCCTAAAACATGGATAGGTAGTGACGGTGAGAACGTACTCAAATTATTATCAGAGCTAATGGCAACAGTTAGCTCATTAGCAACAATATGCGCAACGCACACACATCTGGGTGTTACACCTGGCACAGGAAAAACGTTATTGCCAGAACAAGCTGGAGATTTTAACGGCAAGGCATCAGAAGCAAACAAACAAAAAGGTAGGCTAGACCCAATCACAAAGTAACACTAGTCACACAAACAAGCCCAGCCACACGCTGGGCTTTTTAGTGCCTGCAGTAAAGTTATTCCCGTCTATGTTGGCCACATCACTTTCAGCCACGGAAAACAGCCCCATACAAAAACTTTCTCACGGAATCCGCACTCTTCCTCACCCTCCTGCAGGCTTTTTGATGCAGTTTTTTTTCAGTTTTTTATTACTACAGTTTATACCGCCAGCCAGCGCCCTATATAAGGTTCTTAGAAGATCAAAGATCTGAAAAGATCGTGATTAATTTCACTGTTTTTCAGTTTAACTGTATATAATTAATAGTGAATGTAATTAAATGAATATAAAAAACAATAACTTATATGATTTTCGTGAGTTTTTAAAGATCAGCATGTTTTTGAGTTCAATAATAAAGTCTAAATGAAACAACAGGTTAATAAAAATTAAAGATGAAACTTCAAGTATTAATTTTCTAGCCTTAATTAATCAAAATACAAAGGATTTTGATAGTCCCTGTTAGTTTTTTTGTGAATGATTGCGATTGACTTCAGTATTTGGTGATATTCAAATAGAGGCTTAGCTAAAACTTCAAGAGAGTTTACTTGGTTGTATTCTTTGATTGTAACTACATAAACTACCTTGCCAAGATGTGAGTTATAAATCTTCTCAACCTCATGAAGTAAATTGACATCTAAATAAGGCATAAAAGAAAATAGTTTCTCACAGCTCTCATTGGCAAGTTTTACTCGATCACTCAGCTGTTGACCAATAGAATAGTTAAACATACCAGTAGGGTCCATTTGAGCTTTAGGGTTTATCTGAAGACAAGAAGATTTAATATTAGCTTCACTATAATCACTATTTTTATGAAGTTTAAACTCTATGGGAGCATGTTGATTAAGGGATGACATAACTCTTTCGCCGCTTTGCAATATGTCTTGAACCAACCTATTTATAGTGGGCTGAATTTTAAGCTTTTTTCTGCGTTCAGGCAGATAAATAATAATTAAATAGAATATAGTACTTACAAATAAACTCGATGAAATGCTAAAAAAGATCTCATTTTCCAGCAAAAATGCTTTGGCTAATGCTATTTCATCAAATAAACTGATAATAGGTTCACTACTAGTCGCTAGCAGTCCAAATAAAGATAAAAAAATTAGGCCTGCGATTATCAGTTCTTCTGTATACTTTACCATTACCTTTCCTTGAATTGTTAATAGTCATATATTTTTTGTAAGGGAGCTAACTTGTAAACTTATCATGCAATTTATGCGGGAATAATTGAGTATAAACTTGCCACAAAATATTTAAATTACGGTGGCCTGTCACTTGAGCTACTTCTTCTATCGAGTAACCTTTTTCAAATAAGCGGCTGGCACCTTCGCGGCGTAAATCGTGATAACGCAAATCCTCAATACCTAACGCATTACGTACACGTTGAAAACCTGCTGTAACAGACTTTGGATTGTAAGGGAAAATTAGCTCACCACCTTTAGGCTGTTTAATAACGATGTCAAAAGAGCCAGCAAGTAAAGGTACTAGCATGTGATTACCTTCTTTTTTTCGTGGATCTTTCCTGTCACGCACTAATATAGTTTTATGATCTTCGTTCAAATCATCCCAACGCAACTTACACACTTCACCAATACGCATACAAGTTAAAATACTAAAATCCAGAATATCTAGAAAAGGGATCCTAACCTTGCCATTCGGCCTGAAGTTCATGCGTTGCTTTAAACCATCGCGCAATTTATCTAATTCATTATCGGTAGGGCGGCGAGTCCGCTTTTGACTTTTGCCAACTAAACCCATTTCAATGAGCACCGGCACTGCGTCTTCAAATACTTTATAATTAGCATCGATGTTCCATACTGGCCCTGCCTTTTTCATAACACTTCTTAAATATGCAACGTCATGATAAATTGTTGCTGGCCCAGCTCCTGCGTTCCTTCGGTTTTTACAGTGCTCAATTAAGTCGCTTGTCTTAAGCTCATTAGTCTGTACTTTTGCAATGTCGCAATCTATCAGCATTTTTATTACAAACTGTTTTGTGCGGCCTGTAGCATTCCAAAGGTCATGGTTTTCGTAATAAATCATTAAAAGGGTGCCTAGGGTGACCGCTTCTTTTGTTTCAGTCACCCTAGATTGCTCAATATCGTTAACTTGTTTCTTACCCCAATTCACAGCAAACACTCTTTTACTGAATGTTTTACTTTCATTGTGTATAATCTTGCCCTTAGATTTCTCGCGTACTACGCATTTGTAGCGGTAGTCGCCTGAAGCAAGACGGCGTTTTTCGATATTATATGAAGCCAT